CCCCCGGAGAGAGATTCCCATTACCAATACCATTACCAGACTGCGGACGCGGGCGCGCGTCCGCGCGAGGCATTGCTCCTAGAGAAGCGGGAGCATTGCTCTCGGTAGTGCTGACGGCATTGCCCGTCGCATTGCCCCACCGGGTATCGGCAGCATTCTTGGCGGCATCCTTCCGGCGCTGACGTTGGGCATCGAGGCCGCGCACCTTGAAGCGGTGCCTGGGCAGGAACTCGACCAGGCCCACTGCGACGAGCTGCTTGACGGCAGCCGTGTTGACCCCGCGCGGCATCTCGGCCGGTGACGGCCACAGCTTGTCGGCCAGGGCGAAGAGGCGCAGCCACGTCGCCAGTAGCCGGTCGCTGTCCCAGACCTGGGGGAAGTTCTCGATCAGGTCCTCGTGGTAGACGAGGACGTAGCGCCCCTCAGCCATCAGGCCACCTTCACGAGCTGAGCGTGCTCGGGACGCAGGTCGCTGATCAGCTGCCAGCCGCGGCGTGCCGCCTGCTGCTGGCCATGCGGGACGTGATCCAGGCACCAGCCGACGCGCTCGCCCTCGGCGGTCCTGTAGACGAGCACGGCTCGACTCGGGCAGCCAAACGTCTGCCAATGCTCGCGGAGGACGGCGTGGCAATACATCAGGCGCGCACCGGGTAGACCAGGTCAACGACGGCGGTAAACGCCTTGAGCCACCGCTCGGCCTTGTCCTGGGTCCACTCCGGACCCTCCTCCGCCAACCAGTCGACGAGGGCCAAGACGACTGGATCGATCCTGTGGTCTTCGGGGCTTTCCGTGAAGTTGCCCGTGAGGGTGTGCGTGAAGACCTTGCGCTCCCCGATCAGCTCGCGCAGGAAGGCGGCCGGACCGTCGCCCTCACGGGGCTCGGCCTGCTGCTCCGCGGGCTCCTCGCCAGCGTCCCTGAGGGCGTCGGCGTGCGCCTGCGCCTCCAGTGGCTCGTACACCGCCGCGAACTTGTGACGGCCGTTGAGGGCTTGGTCGATCGCGGCGGCGGCCTTGGTGAGCGACCCTGAGGGCTCAGCAGCGGGCTCGGGCCGTGCCTTCTGGCTGCGCGGCAGCTCCTCGATCCCGCGCAGCCTCATGTAGCGGTGAATGCGCGTATGCATCGACGTCTGGCTCATTCCGAGCGCGCGGGCGGCAGCGGCGATCGTGCCGTGCTCCTCGACGGCGCGCCAGTTGCGCTCGAGCTCCTGCTCGCTGACCCGCACGCCCCTCTTGGGACGAGTGGCCGGCGTCGTCGCCCGGAACGCCTCGGCACCGACCTTCGTGACCTTGACCAAGTCCGCAACCTCCTCTGGTGCCATGACCGAGCCGTCGTGCCGCTGGAAGAGCACGGCCGGCGCCGGCTCGCTCAGGTCACGCCACTTGCCGCCAGGCAGCTTCTGTCGTGACATCACGCTGCATCCCAGCGGAAGGCCAGCGGTTCGGCCTCCCGCGCTTCCCATCGCCTGACCAGGCGCCTCTCGCCACGGACCGTCACGAGCTGGCTCATCGCCCGTCGTCGGCGGCGCTGGACGTTGTCGGCGTACTCGGCTGCCGTGAGGGGCTGCCAGTAGCCCGAGCCGTCGCTGCAGATGGCCGCCTCACCGCTCTTGCGCAGGCGCTCGATCTCTGCCTCGACGTCGCGCGGCACGGTGCCCAGGACATCCGCGATCTCGCGCTTCGTGCGCGCGTTCGAGCGGCCCAGCGGGATTGCCGTGAGCACGTTCAACGCGCACCGCCCACCAGGAACAGCCCGGCGACCATGGCCAGGGCGATCAGGAAGACGAGGACCGTCCCGCCGAACTCCATGAGCTCGTCGACGTGACGCTGGCGGGCCGGCCGTGCCATGCGCTTCACGTCGACGCCACCTTTCGGTAGGCGTCCACGTCCGCGAAGTCGCGCGCCTCGCCGCCGTGGTCAGGGTGGTGGCGCTTGAGCGCCTGGGTCATCCCGCCGGCGGCCTCGACCAGGCGCCGACCGCGGTCGGGATCAGGACCGCCCGGCGGCAGCTGTGCGAAGCCCGCGTACTGCTCGCCCCTCCGAGTGATGCCGTAGCGATTGACCGCGCGCAGGGCTTCGAGTCCGAGCGCGATGGAGCGCACGTTGTGCTGCCAGTGGTCGCAGACGTCCGTGGCGTAGACCAGGCGACGCCGGTCGGGCAGCTCGAAACTGATCTCTATGCCTGGGAAGGCGGGATCGCGCGCATCGCTGCGGGGCAGTCCGTCCAGGCGAATGTCCTGCTCCCGGAAGCCGCCGCCGAGGATCACTTCACGTCCGTCGAGATGCTCGATCTCGCGTTCGAGCAGGGTCAGGGTGTTGGCCCAGCCGGCCTTGAAGGTCCAGCGAGACCGTCGCTCATAGGCCGGCGTCTCGGGATATGGCCACGCGGGCATTGGCCGGAAGGTTGCCCTCATCGCTCGGCCTCGTCGTAGACCGCGAGCAGCGCTCGGGCGCGCTCAGGCGTCAGGTCAGTCGGCCGCTCGATCCGCGAGATGAGCCCGCGGTTGATGCCAGTCCGCTCCTCGACCTCGCGCAGCGACAGCCCGCGAGCCTGGCGGAGGTCACGCCACGTCAGAGCGCGCGTGCGACCCGGTTCGGCGGGAGTCACGCCATCGCTCATGCCGTGGCCTGCCGAGCCGTGTGGGTGGTTATAACCGCGTCAACGGGCTTCCTGATCAGACCGTCGCGCTCGGCTTGCTTGTGGGCGGCGGCGGTATCATGACGGCGGCAGAGGGCCGCGAAGAACACGACCCCATCGACCGGCGTGCGTCGCTCGTATCGAGCAACCACCTTGCGACCGCAGCGCTCGCCGCCGCGCTCGTCGTAGCTGAGCCAGAAGGTGCAGCCGGCGCTCATGCCAGCACCAGCAGCAGCCACAACAGCGCAGCCAGCACCAGGACGAGCGCCACGCCGCCGGCAATGTCGCGCAGCGAGGGCAGGTCTTCGGCGTACAGCGGTTCACCGTCGGGCCAGTAGAGGAGGGGTCGGCGTGCCATGCGCTTCATCGGAGCGCCCGCGCGGTGTGGCCGGCATAGACGGCGACGGCCTTCCAGTAGGCGGCCATGGGGCCCTTGTTCTTGCGCCACGCGCGCTCAGCTCGCTCCCGCGCGTCGGATCGAATGTCGAGCAGCAGGGCACGGACAGCCGCTCGTGACTCGTCAGGCAGCACGCGCAGCTCGGCCACGGCCGGCAGGCCAAGAACCGGATTGCGTACCACTGGCGACGTAGCACGCGCGCTCACCACGTCACCCCATCAAGCCCGCTCAACACGATCAGCGCGATGAGCAGCAGCGCCACCCACAGCCTGTCGGCGCGCGTGGCGGCTTCCTGCGACTGCCAGGCCTTCATGGAGTGCGCTCCCACAGCTGGGCGAACGCCTCGTCCGCTGCGGCCTTCTCGGTCTCGCGCAACGTCCCGGCCGCGCGCCGGCGCAGCAGACGTCGCCTGCGGTCCGCCTCCCGACGCTTGTCGAGGATCTCCGGTCGCCAGATGTCCTCGCGGACCAGGTGCACCGTGGGTCGCTCGCGCGGCGGCGTCTTCGGGTCGCTCGACACCGGCTGGGGGGTGCACGGGCAGTAGCCCACGGCGTAGCGGTCGTCGATGCTCGGACGGGCGGCGATCACTTCGACGCCCCCCCCCCGCGCCGCACTTGGAGCAGACGTAGCGGGGCCTAGACATGCTGGCCTCCCTTCTTCCGCTTGTCCGGTGGCAGCAGCTCGAGCCCGGCCTGGACATCGGGATCCGGCGCGTCGACGAGCTCGCCGGCGAATTCACGCTGCGCTTCTTCGACGAGGGCGGCGGAGCCCGCGGGGGGCACGGACTCCGCCTCCTCGACAGGCGGCTCAGCGTCGCCGCTCGCCGCCGTTCCGGTAGCCGCGTCCGCGGCCTCTGTTACATCGGCCGCCTCGCCCTCGACGACGTCCGGCTCCGGGGTGCGCACGCCGAGCCGCTCACGGATCGCCGCCACGGCGCCGGAGGGCCGGCCCGAGCGGTGCTGCGCGACCTCGGCCTCGGCCTGCTCCTCCATCTCGATCGCGCGCCGCGCCTCGACGGTCAGCGGGGCGGTCTTGAGCAGGCGACGCAGGATCGACTTCTTGGCCATCTCGGCCCAGTCGGTGACCCACGGTCCCTTGTCGGCCGCCTTCGACCGCTTGCGGATGCTCTCGACCCAGGCCCTCGTGTCCCAGTCGAACTGCTGGCTGCCGTCGCGGTAGCGGATGACGGCGTAGACGTGGGTGACGTTGCCCGGATCGTCCTGGCCGAGATACGGCCGATGGTGCAGCTCGTCGTCCGTGCCCGCCTCGACGTAGAACTCATCCTTCTCTCGGACGACGCGGGCCCACACCTTGCTGACCTCGCCCGACCGACGCGCCAGCTGCACGTACCCGCGGTAGTCGATGATCAGCTGGGCCTCGGTCTTGCCTGTCTTGCTGTTGCGGAACGGGACCAGGTGTGCGCCGCCGATCGCCCCGGTCGGCTCCAGGCCCATCTGCGCCGCCTCGACCACCGAGCGGGCGATGCTGACCGGCTCGCAATCCCACAGCGCCGGCGTCCGGGTGAACTGGCTGAGGACGACCGCCTTGAGCCGCTGTGGATCGATCAGCGACGCGGCCGAGGCCTCGACCACCGATCGCCGGCGTTCCAGCTCGGCGTCGAGCGCCTGCAGCGCCTGCTGCTCGGGGCGGACGGTGACCGCCCGCTGCTCGTTCTTCGGCCGCTGTGCCGTTGCCATCAGGCTGCTTCCTCCTCTGTGAGCGCGGCGAAGTACGTCCGGAACTGCCGGGCGCCCTCCGGGGTGTGCTTGGCGATCAACTCCGGCGGCGCGCCCGCTTCCTCCGCGATCGCCTTCCACGCGGGCTTGCCGCGCACGTGCGAGTAGGTGAACTTGAAGCCGGGGCCGACCATCACCGACGCCTCGCCCATGGCAGCCGCCAGACGGTTGCGGAGGGCCTTCTCGTGCGCCTCGGCGGCCTTCGTGGCGACCGTCGCCTGACGCAGCTCGTCGGCGAGCAGCTGCTGCTCGGCAGTGGCGACGAGCGTCTCGCCCGACTCGATGGGGAACTTCTCGGCCAGGTGACGGCGGTAGCTCTCGGTGCCGTCCGGCTCAGGCTCGACGCGTCCCACGACGTGTCGCTGCCACCACTCCACGGCCGCGGTGACCATCTGCTCGAACAGCTCCGGGTCGTGGTCGACGCGGATGATGCGCAGGCCCATCCCGGCCAGCAGCACGACGTCAGCCCAGTCGCGACCGACGAGCCCGGTGTACCAGGTGACCTGGACGCGGACGTGCGGCGGGAGGTCGTCGTCGGAGTAGCCACGCGCAGACGCGCTGGCCTTTGCCTCGAAGATCCCGCGCTCGCCGACTACCAGTCGGTCGGGATGGCCACCCAGGAACGGGTACTGCTTGTGGCGCACGAGCCCGACCCGACGCAGCTGGCGACCGGTCTGCTCGGAGTAGGCGTCGGCGATCGCCTGCTCGAGCAGCTGGCCGAGGCGCATCCGCTCCGTCTGCCCCTGGCCCTCGTCGAAGCCCAGCTTGAAGCGCCAGACGTCGATCGGCGCCTGGTAAGGCGACAGACCGAGGATGGCCGCCACGTCCGGGCCGCCCAGGTAAGTGCGACGCTCTTCGCGGTCGTCGTTCAAAATCTCTCTTCCCCTGTTCCTCTCTTTCGGAGCAGGCAGCCGGGCGGCAGGCTTCGATACCGCCCGGCTGCCTTGCTCAGCCCGTTTGGTGGCGCCTCGCTCGGTGAGCGCGTGAGCGCCACGCCGGACTGCGAGCGACCTGACGTGCCCTTACCGACGGCCGATTGGGATGCCGGTAAGGCATCGGCGCCGGCGACAGATCGCTCGCGGTCAGGCGTGATCACAGGAGCGATCCCACGACCAGCCCGCAGACGAATGCGGTCAGAAGCAGGACCAGGCCCAGCCACGCGCCGCGGCGGTCGTCGCTCATCGCTCGTTCCTCACGCGATACGCCAGGACAGCGGTCAGCGCGCCGGCGGCCAGTTGATGGGCAGCCGGCCCGATCTCGTAGGTGGCGGGCTCAAGAGCCCGGAGACGCCACTCCAGGACATCGCACAGGCGCAGGGCTTCACGGCGGAGCGCGGCACTCTCGACACGCGCCTCGTCCCACTCTCGCTCGGGCACGGTAACCATCGCCGGTTGACGCAGGCCGCCCGCAGTGCGCTGCTGGCTAGGAGTCGTCGCTGTGGGCATCACGCGGCCGCCCGAATGGCCGAGCGGATACGGGCGATGAGCTCAGGGCTCGCCGACCGTTTGCCGGCCTCGATGTTCGAGAGATGGCCAGCCGATATTCCCGCGGCGGCGGCGATGTCAGTCAACTTCGCGCCGGCCATGACGCGCTCGACCTTCAGGGACCGGCCGAGCACTTGATCCGGCGTGGTGACTGCCCGCAAAACTCTCCCTCCGACCGCTGACAAATCTTTGCTGACCTAGCCTAGGCTTGCCGGCAAGAGTTTGTCAAGTCACTCGGAGACTTGTTTGCTAGGCCAACCCATGCTGTGGCGGCTACCGTCCGCCGCAGTGACGCGAGAAGAGGACCAGCACGCTCAGCGCCTCGGCTATTGGCTGCGCCTCGTCCGGGAGCGCTTGGAGATCACTCAATCGGCCGCGGCAGAGGCGGCCGGACTTTCGCGTGGCTCGGGATCCACGGTCAGCCTGTGGGAGCGCGGCCAGCGGCCGATCAGCGTCGTTCAGCTCAGGCGCCTGGCGCGGTTCTACGGGGTGCCGGCGTCGCTCTTCCTCAATCCGCCGAAGACTGACGAGGAACGCCTGGAAGATGCTCTCTCCGACGCTGCAAGGCTAGAGCGCGAGGACTGGGCAGCGGAACAGGATCAAGGCCGAGGAGCTGACGACGAGCCCGGCGACGGGCGTCGTAAACCGCTTCAATGAGACAGGCCTCGATGGCTTCGACCTTGGCGGGCTCGTTAACGGGCTCAGGCAATGCGATGCCCTCCCTAGGCCGCCCCGTCATTCACATCAGCGAGGCGCTCCGATGGCCGGTTGCTCCGGCGGTCTAGCATCAGTGGACAGCGTGCCAAGTACGCATGACGCAGGGAAGGGAGGGTTCGTGACGGATCAGGCTAGTCCAGGCAAGTCTCGTCGGAGGAAGGTGATGATCGCCGCGGCGGTCGCCATCGTCGTTCTGGTAGCGCTGATGGTCGCCATCCCGCGGGACCGCGGCGGTGCGCCAGGCCAGACGGAACGGTCGCCGGCGGCCAACTACGTCGAGCAGTACGGTGGCTCGCAAGCGGTCTACGACAGGATCGCCGCGACGAGCGACTGTGGTGAGCTCCAGGCTTCGTTCGATCGGGCTGCTGCGGACAATGACCGCGCGGACGCTGGCACACCGGAGCATCGCTGGACCCTCGGGTACATGACGGCGGCGGATGAGCGAATGAAAGCCGTCGGCTGCTACTGAGGCTCTCGGCTAGTAATACTCGGTCACGATCACGACGCCATTAGCACCAACACCACCAGCCTGCGCTGCTGAAGATGGACCAACGAAAGCCCCGGCCCCGCCACCACCGTAAGCCTTGCCAGCAACACCGGGGCCAGTTGACTCCGGGGCACCGGCTATGCCTGAGAGCGCAGAGGCACCACCGTGGCCACCCTCCGATCCAGCGTTTCCGGTACCCGTCGCGTTGAGCCCGTCGCCACCCGGAATGTTCAGGTCGCCGCCTGAAGCGGAGCCACCGACTCCGCCCTTCGCGCTGAACGCTGCTGCTGCTGCGCCCGACGTGACACCGCCCGCGCCGCCGTTGCCCTCAACGGTTGTAATGCCCGTACCCGCGAATGAGGAGGCCCCACCCGCATTACCATTGTTCGCTCCTGCTGCTGGAGCCGAGCCGCCAGCCCCACGGGTGACGGTACAACTTGCCGGAAGCACCGACGCAGCAAACAACTTCCGAGCATAGCCCCCAGCCCCGCCACCGCTACCACCCGTGCGCTGCCCGGAACCTGTCAACGCACCCGAGGCACCTGAGCCACCCGCACCGACCACTTCCACATCAATCGCGACAAGCCCGGCGGGCTTGGTCCACGTAGCGCCCGCCGTGTAGACCCGGACGATCGGAGCAGTCGCGCCGCCCGTCGGCGTCGCCCACGTCCGATCGCCTCGCAGGAACGTCGAGGAGCTCGGCGTGCCCGTGCCCAGTCGAGCAGCCGCGACGCGCGCGCTGGCGTCGTTGTCGAGCCCGGCGTAGCCGTTCTGCGCGTTCCTCTCGGAGCGCAGCTGATACCCGGCGTGCGGATTGCCCGCGCCGGCGTGCGCATTGAGCTCATCTTGCGTCGCCAGCCCGAGCGCGTCGTGACCTGCCAGATCGGGATGCGTGCCGCCGCCGGTATCGTCGATCCACTCGAAGACGCCCGTCGTCTTGTTGACGCGCAGCCGCTTGTGCTCGGCCAACGGCAGCTCGCTCGGGTCGGCGTAGGGCGGATTGAACGCGACCGCCGCGCCGCCTGCGCCGCCGCGGATGATCTGCCAGTCGCGCGTCATCGGGTTCGTCATTCCGACGACGGCTTCGCCACTGACCGCCAGCGCGTTCCGGTTCAGGACTTCGGTGATGATCTGATAGCCGCCCAGCCGGAAGACGTGGACGTGATCGCCTGGCTGGACCGTGAGACTCGGCGGGACGAAGAAGCCGGGTATCGGCATTGACGACGGACCGCCCAACCGGACCATCGCCTGCGAGCCCTCGACCGAGTCGACGACGCCGTCGCTCCACGCCTGGCGGACCGAGCGCAGCTCGTCGCCGACGATGCTTCGGATCAGTTCGACGATCTCCGTGCTCATGCAATGAGGCTCCGGACACGGCGCGACTGCATCGTCATATTGCCCGCGCGCAGCGGGATCGTGAGCTTGTCGAGCAGGAACGCATCGTCGTACTCCGGGAAGCGGACGACGCTGCGCTCGGTAATGAACGGCAGCGGCATCGCGGCAGCCGAGTAGTCTTCGTCAGCGAGTGCGCCCTCGTAGAGCAGCCGGAGCGCAACGGCGTTCGCAGCCGCCTGCGTATGTATGTCGGTCGAGACGAACCGCGGGCGCGGCCGATCGCCCATCGGCCCGGAGCCGTCTGGCGGATTGTAGGTCGGCGAGTTCGGGTTCAGGTCCCGCGCCTGGGCCTCGATCGGATAGCGGTCCGGCCCGATGCCGACGACGATCGTCCGGTTAAAGATCTGCCGCCGAGCCTTCAGCGTCCGGTCCGTCGAGAGCAGGATCGACGCCTCGCCCGGCTCGAACGTCCAGTCCGGAGCCTGAGCCGACGGATCGACGAATGGCCGGAGCGTCGTCCGGCCGTAGGGATCGTCATAGAGCTCCAGCGCGTGAGCCGCCGCGATGGTGTGCATCGCGGCGAGGATGTTCTCGCCCTCGTCGAACGTTCGCGTGGCCTGGAGCGTCGCGAAGCCGTCGTCGAGGTCATAGAGCTCCGGCGCCGTGCCCAGCCCGCCGAGCCCGCCGAGCTGAAGGATCGCGTCCCGAACCCGCATCCGCTCCGGCAGCGTGACGGCCGAGCTGAACTGCTGATCGGCGATCATCTGCCGACCCCATAGGCGGATCCGGACTTGCCGCTTGCCGCCGACTTCGTCGACGAGCCCGGTCATCATCGGAACGTATTGCGGCACGCCGGCGACAATCGCGCCGCGCTCCAGCCGCCATATCCGGCCTGGCGCGATCAGCGCGTCGAGCGCCGCGTCCTCGTTGGTCAGCGTCAGCGAGCCTTCCCGTCGAATCTGCCGAAGCCGGTCGATCGAGACCGAGCCCTCGAGCAACCGGCCGGGAACTTCCGAGACGACCGTCTCCAGGTCATCGTCGACGACCAGCGCCCGAGCCGCGAGCGTGTAGTTCCCCGATCGGTAGGCGTCGACGAGCGACACGGCTCAGAACCCGGCCGCCTCGGGCCCGACTTCGACGCCGGATAGCGTCAGCGACGTGTAGCCGGCTTCCGACTCGGACGGGACGACGGACTTCAGCTTCGAGTAGATAACCCGGCCGCGCGGCGTCTTCACGATGACGATTCGCCCGAGCTGCTTGTCTTCTTCGAGCAGCCGGACGACGCCCTCGTCCTCGGCGGGCATCCATAGTGGCAGCTCCCACTCTCGGCCATACGTCCCGAGCGTGACGACGCGCTTATAGTTCGCGCCTTCCGGCTCGTATTCCGCGGTCTGCGTTGGCATGCCGCCCGAAAGCCCGGTCCGCGCCCAGCGTAGCTCGACGGGGATCCCGTCCGAGCCGATGCGCCAATACCCGTCGACCTCGAGGAGCGCCGAGCCTTCGATCGGAGCGGACTCGGCGAAGCCGTTGTCCTGGGTGACCCGGACGATCGTATCGATCATATGCGGAGCGCCCCGGAAGACGAACGACGTCGTCGCCTTGTCGCTGATCGTCGCGATTTGCCGGAACTGCCCGAAGACGGAGCGCGCGTAGATCGCGTAACGGTCGAACTCGGCCGTCGTGAGCCCCGACTGGTCCCACGAGACGACGATCGCCTTCTGATCCTCGTCCGGCGTCAGGGCGAGTCCGGTCAGGGCCGGTGGAGTCGCGAAGTTCGTCGTGAACGTCCGCGTCAGCGTCGCCGTCAGCCCGTACTGATCCCAGACGGTCAGCGTCCAGGTGACGGTCGCGCCGGTCGGCAGCGTGCGCCGCGGGATCGTATGCGCGCCCGTCGTGCCCATCGCCGAGACGACGCCCGAGTCATAGATCGGATTGCCGGCGACGGACGCCTCAACCCGGAACCGAGCCTGAGTCCGCGAGATTGTCCAGCTGATCGTCGGCGTCGGATCGGTGATCGCCGCGGCGTTCGCCGGAGTGACCGACGAGAGCGCCGGAGCTGCCCGTCGACGGAGCAGGAAGGCGTCCGAGTAGTCCGACCGAACGAGTGCCGTATCGTCGTAGCGAGCCCGGAGCCGGTAGAGCGTGTCGACAGCCAGGGCGTCGGCGCGGAGATCGTCGACAAACATCTCGAACGTCTGATTAGAGCCGACGCTATGCGAGACACGGATCTCGATGCCCGAGACCTGCGCCCAGTTCACGGTCCCGCCGGTCGACGCCGGAGACGTGCGCGTCATCGCCGTCGTCGTCCAGACTCCATTCGCGCCGAGCGTGAGAGTGAACTGCGCGAAGTTCGCCGCGTTGCCCGAGAAGATGAAGCGGAGCGCCATCGTCTGCCCGGTGAGCGTCTGCGACCGCAGGACGGCGATCCTGAACGTCGACACGTTCGACAGATCGGTCCAGAGCGTCCCCGAGCGCAGCGCGTCGTAGAGCGTCGAGATGCTCGTCGTGCCCGACGCCAGGTTTGTGAAGGCAAGCTTCAGCGATGCGTTGCCCTGGGTCGCCCAGCCCCCCACGTTGTCCTGGTAGGTCAACGCGACGCTCGCTCCGGCGACGAAGCCCGACTGGGCAGGCGTCAGCGAGCCCGGCTGGTCGAAGCTCACGATCTGTAGCGGGTCGGTCGCGTCGTCGATCGCATGCAGCACCCGGACGAAGCGGCCGAGAACAGCCGCGGCCGAGCTCTGCCATTCGACTTCACGGAGCCGCGGATACTCGTCGTATCCGAGATCGCGGTCGATATCGCGGAACGGGATCACGAGCCGCGGACGAGAGGATGACGTGACCCACTCGCCGTCGAGCTGCTGGACGTGCTGGACGCCGCCTTCGACCGCGAGTGCGACCGGATACGGTGCGCCCGGTGCGGCGTTGATCCGGATCCGCTTTTGATCCGAGAACGGTCCGGGATCGGCGTTGCCGGCGACGCGAGCCCGCGCGTCGACCATCGGCTCCGAGCCCCAGTCCCATAGGTTCGCCGGGACGACGAAGTCGCGAAACGCCGCCGATGAGAACGACTGAAGCCCGAAGTCGTGGAGCAGGACGCCTGTCGGCGAGTAAAGCCGGACCTGGGCCTGGTCAATGTTCCCGCCGCCCGGATCCGAGACTCGAACCGTCGGCGTCCGCGTGTCGATCTTTACCGTCTGGTCGGCCGGATGATTGGTCGTCCCGACGCGGATCTGGACGGTCGGCCCAAGCGCCTCGTACTGCGTGAAGTAGAGATCGCCCGTCTGGTCGCTCGCGACGTCGTCCTTATTCCAGACGCGGAAGCGATGCCGGTACTTCACGCCATAGGCGAGCGCCGAGCCGCCATAGGTGATCTGCGGCCGCGTCGGCAGCCCGCCGATCGACACCTTCCCGGACGCGTACTTCGTGACGACGCCGCTCGGCGTGTCCTGGTAAACGATCCACTCGATCGCCGTCGCGCCTTCGCCTGCCGGATCGTTCGACGTGATCGAGATCGCGCCGGTCGGCGTCAGCGTCGCCGGAGTGACGCTCGGGTTCGTCGCAGACGGCTTGTACGCCGGCGTCGCCTGTAGCAGCCCGCTCCACGGGCCCCAGAGCCCCGAGACGCGCGCGAAGCGAATCCGCCACTTGCCCGCCGTCCGCGGCGTCAGCCCGGTCAGTGTGTGCGAGCGCGTCGCGTTATGCGCCGTCGTCGCCGTGACCGTGTCCGTCTTCAGCGGCGTTCCGGGATCCTGATCGGTAGCCGACGTCGGATACCACTCCACCTGGAAGTGCGAGCTCGACTTGCCCTCCGGGTGTGTATGAAGCGCCGAGACGGTCAGCGTGTTGCCGTTCGTCGAGCCCTGCACCGTGTTGGCCGGCGGCGCCATGTTCGACGGAGCGTTCGGCGCGACCTCGGTCTCGATCGAAGCTTCGCCGTAGGGGACGCTCGTCGTATGCCGCGAGTAAAAGCTGATCCGGCGAGCAGCGGTCGTCTCGTCGTACCCGGTCGAAGCATCGGCCGCGATCAGCCGGACGCGAAGCTCGGTCTCCTTCGCCGCCCATGCGGCCCGGACCATCGCCGTTATGGCGATCCGGAGCCAGGAGTCGATTGCCGGGACGCCGTCGTACTTGACGCGATCCGTCGTCGAGTGCGTCGGACCGGGGAAGCGGCCGGTCGAGCTCCCAGATGCGTACTGAGTGCATTCGCCCGTCGAGCCCGAGTTCTCGGTGAATGCTGCGGTCAGCTTCTCGATCCAGAACCGCGGGCCGGAGCCCATCGAGAAGCATCCCTGAGTGCCTCGGACGCGAAGGTTCAGCCAGTAGCCGATGATCTGCTCGGCTGCTGTGACGCCGGCGAGCTGCCCGGCCGTATAGACGCCGTTCGTAACGGTCCCGAGCGGAATCCGGAGCAGGACGCGGCCGGCGCCCGAGCCGGCTTCGAACACGGCATATCCGACCTGGAGCCGGTTCCCGAGCCCATTCCCGTAGTTCCCGCCGCCGGCCTGCTGGACCCACGTATCGAGATCGACGTTCGACGTCCGCGTTTGGGCCATCTTCTATCGATCCGTCCAGCGCAGGCCAGACGCCGACTGCGCTGCCGCCATCTTCCGAGCCCACTCAGCATCGAAGTCGATCGCGGTCCCGACGATAGCAGCGACGCCCTCGTTCGTGACGCCCGGCGGCAGATTGCGCCCGTCGATCTCGACCCGATGCCGGAGCTCGATCGGGATCGTCTGCCCGTTCAGCGTCCGCTCGGCGAGCAGCTCGACGATGTTCGAGCCGGAGCCGATGCCCGCGACCGTCTCCGCGAAGAGCCCGACTTCCCGGTCGGCCCGGCGACGGCCGCGGCGGAAGTTCTCGACGAAAGCGTCCGTCATCCGGTCAGCGGCCGAGCCCATCCACGCGATTGGGCCGCCGGCCTCGCTCCACGGTCCGGTACGCGCCGGCGACATGAGCCGGACCTGATTAGCGACGCCCCGCGTGAATGACTGGAGATCTTGCATGATCGCGCCCTTCTTGATCCCCCACTGCCGAAGGAACGCCGCTCCAGAGTCGCGTCCGGCGTCGCCGAAGATGCCCGGTAGCTGCCCGAGCTGCTGCTCCGAGACGCCGAGTATCTCGGCCAGCGACGCCCGGAGCGCGGGCCGCTGGGCGGCCGTCGCGGACGCGAGCAGCCGCATTGACATTCGGCCGATCTCTTCCGACTGCGGGTTCAGCTTCGCAAGCTCGCGGATCGAGTCGAGCGTGATCTGCTGCGCTTCGAGCCGGACTTCCGGCCGGCCGTCGTCGAGCGCGTTCGCGAGCCGCTTCGACGTCAGGATCCCGATCAGCTCGGCTTCCTTCTGGACCGGCGAGAGCGTGTTCTTCATCAAGTCCTTCAGCCGATCCATGGCCGAGACGGGCTCCGCGTAGCCGGACGCGATGCCCTGCCCGTATGCACGCGGCGTCTGCTGCCCGCCCCACGCCGCTTCGGCGATGATCGCCCGGTTCGCCGCTCGCAACGCGGCGAGCTGATCGGCCCCGCTCGTCTTCGTGACGTCGACGAGCTCGACGCCCGTCTGGCGATGTAGCCGCTGGACTTCCGATAGGCTCGCGCCCGTCTCGTCGGCGATCGCCTGAGCGGTCGTGCGCGTCGCCGCGGCCGCGTCCGCGTTCGCCTGCGCCTGAGCGCCGGCTTCGCGCTGAACGGCCGCCGTTGTCGCCTCCGCACCCCGCCGTCGAGCCTCTTCCGACGCATCCCACTCTTCGGCCGTCTTCCGAGCGGCTTCCTCGTGCGCTGCCGCCGTTGCCTCCGCGGCCTTCTCGGACTCCCACGCCGCTCGGCTGCCCGCGCCTTCGAGAACTCGCTGCACTGACTCGCCGACCCCGCCGATCCGGTTCAGCGCCCGCTCGGCAGCTGCCGCCGCGCCCTCGAAGTCGCCTTGAAGCAGCCGGATGATCGCGTCGCCAGCATCGATCATCGCCCCGAATAGGTTCTCGAAGATGCCGATCAGCCCGCCCAGCCGAGTGCCCAGGTCGACGACGATCCACTCGAGCTCGCGGAACGCGCCAGCGACCATCTCGCCCGCGATCCGGCCCAGCTCGCCGAGCATGGAGATCACGTCGTCTAGGATCCCGAAGTGCTCCAGCGCCAGAACGAGCGCCGCACCGGCGGCTGCGAGCGCGATCAGCGGAGCGAGCGCGACGATCGTCGCCGCGGCCCATGCGAGCATCGGCGGAACTACCATCGTCGCCACTGCGATCCCGATCGCGCCGACCGCGCCGGCGACGGCCGGACCGTTATTGAGCAACAGATCGACGACTTCGCCGATGACCCCGACGAGCCCGACGACGGCATCGGCGACCATCGGGACGATCGTCTCCGCGATCGGCATGAGTGCCTCGCCGACCGTCGTCCACGCTTCCTCGATCCGGGCCGCCGCGATACGCTGCCCGTTCGCGAGTCCGTCCGACGTTCGAGCGAAGTCGCCCTGGGCGGCCGCCGTCTGTTCGAGGATGAGCTGATAGGTCGCCGTCGCCTTCGCGTTCTTATCCATCGCGCCGACGCCGTCGTATAGGCCGAGCTCCATTGCCTTCGCCTTGACACCGGCCTCGTCGAGCATCACGCCGAAGCGCCGGATCGGCTCCGTCTCGCCGCGGAACGCCGCGCCCATCGCGTAGACGACGTCTTCCGTGCTCGCGTTATTGAATGAGCCCATGTCCGCGGCCAGCGCGAGCATGTCGACCGACATGTTCGCGGCCTCGTCGCCGGCGAAGCCGAGATTGGTAATCAGGTTCCCGAGCGTGCCGATCGAGTCGAGATACGCCCCGGACGAGAGCCCAACGCTCGTCGCGGCATCCTTCGACGCCTCTTCGACGATCCGGTACGAGTCGCCGAAGAGCTCGCCCGCCTTCGCTGCCGCTTCCGCCTTGTCGCTCGCGAGCGAGATCGAGTCTGAGAGCGTCCGCATCGCTTCGGCCGGAGCCTGCATGACGAACTGAGTCGCCATGTTGCCGATCGCGAGCCCGACGCCCATGATCGCGCCCTTGCCGATATCGCCGAACTTGCTGAACTTCCCGCCCGTCTCGTCGGCCGCGTCGCCCGCTTCGCGCGTCTTATCGGCGACGTCGTCCATAGCGTCGGCCGCCGGCTGCGCGCCCGCCGCCGCCCGGCTGCCGACTTGCTGGACTTGCCCGAGGAACCCTTCGTCGCGCAGCTCGAGGTCGTACCAGGCCGCGCCCACGCGCCCGCCACCGCCACCGAGCATCTCTAGTGAACCCGCCGCGGCATGAAGTCTTCCGGCCGGACGCCTTCCGGCAGGACGTCAGCGAGGGTCGCGTATCGCTGCCCCGGCGGCAGCGATCCTTTACCCGTGCTCATCGCGGACCGCTCCGCCTTACGTCGAGTTTCGACGAGCCTTACGAACAGCGCCTGATCGATCTGAAGCGCCAGGACCGGATCCGTGATCTCCATTGCCGAGCTCGGTCGGAACGAGAACCGCTCCGCTGTCCCCGCTAGTAGCAGCGCGTTTGGCGTCGTTATCCACTCTGCGAAACTCGCCGGCTGCCGGAGCAGCCTCCCCTTCCTGCATCTCGGCGATCTTCTTCACGAGCCCGAGCTTCAGCAGCGACTCGGCCGTGACCGTCGCCGGCTGCTTGTGTCGGATCGCGATGAAGCCCAGCGCGTCGAGATCCTCGGCCGGAATGACCGACTCCAGATCGAGAATGAACGGCGTCAGATCGAGCTCGCCCCACTCGGCGGCCGGATCGTCCGGCGACTCGCCGGCGACGAGTCGCTCGCGGACGCAATACGCGATCAGCCGGTCCTTCATCTGAAGGAACTGCTCCTGCTCGGCCGGATCGAGCTCGCGCAGTACGAGCCGCTCCATAGTGAAGCGGATCGCCATCCCGGTAAGCTCCTGCGGGAAGACGCCCTTCCGGAGCAGATGCTCGACGCTCGGCAGCCGGACCCGAACCCATGTCCCGGTCGGCAGCAGGACCTTATGGAGCCCGGCTTCCGTCCAGCCCCGGAGCGCGGCGGTCGTGTTCACGACTACGTCGCCGGATAGGTCGCGACAGCGTTCCGAAGGATCGCCGTCAGGGCCGAGCCCGAGCCGGGCTGATAGGCGTCATACGTCACCGTCGCGCGCAGCGGCTCGCCGTTGTTGTTCGTTTCCATCCCGGCGATGTTCGCGATCACGATCCGCGGAGCATTGATCTCCAGCGAGCGCTCGGGGGTCACCGCGACGCCGGCATTGTTGCGCTTCGTCCACTTCAGCGAGAGCCCGGCTGGGGCGCCGCCGAGCTCCAGCAGCCCGCGCGTCTGCGCGGCCTCGTCGCCCGGAGTCGCCGAACCGTAGTGCAGCCGCCGCCAAAGTGCGCCGTCCTCGATCAGCTGCGACGTCTCGAAGCGGATCCCGACCATGCCCTCGGCGATCGCGTAGCCGCCCAGGTTGTCGCCCGGGATGACCGTCGCGCCGGTCGTGATCGTCGTCGTCACGCTCGACATGCTCGCGACCGGCGTCCCTTCGACGAGTAGCTGCTGCTCGGCGTCGTAGTGAACGAACGGGATCCCGACTTCGAGAGCCGGCGTCCCGACCGCCGCGACGAGGTTTTGCGCGCGGAGCCCGATGATGCCGATCTCGGCCGTCATGGCCGCGCCCTCTGCCGAGCGAAGGACCAGCTGCGACACCTTGCAGTCGGGGAACCGCTCGAACTGGATCCCGCCGACGTTGCGCCAGAAGGTCATGTATGGCTGGCTCGGGGCCAGCGTGAACGTGTGCTCGTAGGGATCCGCCGCGCCGGTTACGGCCTTCGCGCCGAGCGCCGCGAACAGGAACGCGCCGAGCGAGTCGGGCATCGCGTAGATCGTCGGCGAGCCCTCGGCGCGAGCTCGTGCGACGAACGCGCCCATGCGCACGCGGTTGGCGGTCGAACCTTCGAGCGCCGTGACCTCGCGCGTCGGGTTCAGCCCGCCGCCGGTGATCGGAACGCGGAAGAGCGCCGCCGGTGCCGGCGTGCCCTTCGCCGCCTGAATGGCGACGGCAAGGTCGCCGATGTTGCCTGCCGGCATCGGTCAGTCTCCTTCCTGTGCTGCGCCTTCGGTCGCGGCCTGGTCGTCGGCCGGTCCCTCAGTCGTGATTGGTGCCGGCACAACCGGCTCTGGATCGGCGATCTTTCGCGTGGTCGTGCCGCCTGATGGCGTGCGGACCTCGCGTACCTGGTCAAGCCCGAAGGCGTTGAGGATTGCTTCGTCCTCGGGCGTCTCAGGCGTCACCACGCCGGCGTCGTCGGCCGCGATCTCGCGGTAGGTGCCGTCCGCAGCGGCGTACCCGTAGGAGGCGCTCGGCTCCCCGCGTCGGAGCGTGTAGCCCGCCTCGGCGCCTTCGGGCCGCTCAGCTGGTCCAGTCGTCTCTGCCATCGTTACGCTCCTCCCATTGCTGCTGGAACGACGCGCCACCCGCTGATCCGGAGCGCGACGCCCCTGACCTCGAAGGCGCGCACGTAATCACCGTCGATCGTGCATTCGAGATGGCTCCACGACGCCGCTGAGCGGCGCTGCCTGATCCGTGCCGCGTAGAACTCGCGCTTTGCGTCGAGAGTCTCGGTCACGTCTCGACGCCGCCGCTCCTGCGGCTCCTCGTCCTTGGCGTCGGCCACGTACACCGCCTGGAGCGCGAAGCGCTCCAGGTCCTGCGGCGAGGCGCCCGCGAGGCCGCGGATGTCCGGACCCCACTCGAAGAGGAAGAGCGTGTCTGGGTAGCCCACGTAGCCGAACGGCTCGGCGGCCGACAGATCGCGCCAAGTCCCCGACTCACCGCGGTCGAAGGTCACGCCCTTGTACTCGCGTGCGACCGGCGGGTCGGCCGGCGGCTCGATGAGGTCGCGCACGGCGTCGATGAGGTCGAGCATCACTGCACCGCCCGGAGCGCGTCGAACATGTGGCCGGCGAAACGCTCCGAAGCCGGTCGCAGGTAGGGATGGCCGCTCACGCGGACCTCGGTGCCAGGGACGAAGATCGTCGTGCCGCCGGTGCGTGGATCCACACGGGCGAAGCGTCGGCGGATGCCGGGGCCCATCACGATGCGCGCGCCGCTTGGCATGACCCAAGACAGCGCTCGCCTGGCGCGTGGGCGGATCGTCCCACCGCGCTCCTGGAGGGCGGCGTAGGGTAGCGAGCTGCCGATGGCGCCGCCCACTCCGAGGCCCGAACGCTGGGGACCGGCCATCGGCTGGATGCTGCTCGCCAGGCGGCCTGAACGACGGCGGGCAAGCCGCGCTGCCTCAACGACTGTCGCCTGCTGAGCGCGCGCAAACGCCTGCTCATGGATGCTCCGGAACCGTGCCAGCGCCGACGAGTCCGGCTGCAGCGTCAAGCCCATTACCAGCGCCCCGCGGAGCTCAGTCGGCTCGAGACGACACCGCGGCCGCTGCGCGTGCCGCGTCCACGGACGACCTCCAGCCAGCGCGCGGCGTTTGGCGCCAGGCGGCCGTACTGGACGTCTTCGGAGCCCATCACCGTGCCGGAGCCGCCTTCGCTCGAGAAGCTGACGAGGCCGCGCGCCAGGCGGCTCGCGGCATCGTCGAGAAGGTGTGCATTCGACGCGACGTAGATGGCCTGCTCGTATGTGGCCCGGGCGATGCCATCTGGCACGAATGGCACGCCGCTGGCGACGTCGAGAGACCTGGGGAAGGAACGCGCCTGGGTCGCCGCGTAGCGCCGAACCGATCCGTAGTGCGAGTCGATCTCTCGCGTCGCGCGCCGAAGCGCGCGTTCCTTCTTGTCCGGGGTGTGCTCGGCCCACGCCTCGGCGAAGCGGCCGAGGTCGGCCGCCGCCATGGCGTCGGCCTCGGCCACCGAGATGTAGGAGTCGGTCGCGGCACCAGCGACCGTCGTGTCGAGCGGCATCGGTCAGCGAGTCGCAGCCTGGGGATCAGGCTGTCTCGACGCCTCCCTTCTTGCCGGCTTCCTCGCCCTGCTCCTCGGCCTGCGACCGCTGAGCTACGACGCGAACCGTCGGCTCGCCTGGCTTTGCATCGGGCACCGGGACGACCTGATGCGGCTGGTAGTCGGACGGACCGACGCGACCACTGTAGTCGCCGCGCTTCGGGCCGGGACCGAGCGCGTCCTCGGGACCCTGCGGCTCGTCCGGGCTACCGGGCAGCATCGGGACACCCATGTCCGTGGCGTCCGACCGCGTGGTCGTGCCCTCCACTGAGTGCTCGGGCTTCTCGTTCTCGCTCTGGGTCGCCACGTCGTCCGCGGCGTCCTTCTTCTTCGTGTCAGCCACCGTCTGTCTCCTTCACGTCAGCGTGGTGATCCCGACCGCAGTCAACGCAGCGCGTGACCAGTACGCGCCCGCCGAGCGGGTACTGGGCGGAGCGCGGGCGACTGAGCTCGAACGACTCGATCCGCTCCCTTGGACACCCAGCGCGATGCGCGATGGGGGCCGCGTGCTCCTTAGTGGCCTCGGGCTGCGTTGCTGCGGTCGGCATCTGGTCCTCCTTATGCGGCTAGAACCGCGTGCGATGGGTTAGGCGTTGGCTCGGATGCCGCGCAGGCGGACCGCCCCCTTGCCGAAGACGGCCAGGCCGAGGAAGCCCTCGATGCGGGTCCGGAAGACGGGCTTGGAGTCGATCTCGCCGAGATCGCGGACGTCGAAGACGGCCGCTGGGCCATTGAAGAGCCCAGTCACGCCGCCGTCGGTCTCGTCCTCGCCGAACTTGACGGCGTAGATCGAGGTCGTGTCGTCCGCGGTGCCCTGGACCTCGTCGTTCGGGATGATCTCGGTGCCGTCGGCGCGCTTGCCGATGTCGAGGATCGGGATCCCGTTGTAGGTCTCGATCACCTTGCCGAAGTCGGCCATGGTGTACGAAGACCAACCGCCGATACGCCGCGCGACGGAGCGGAGCTTGCCGACGAACCGAGCGTTCGCGTAGATGGCATCGGCGCCGCCAGCGACGCGGCTGAGCGCCTCGTCGAGGATCTCGAGGAACGCGTGCCGGTCGTTGTCGCTGGCGCCGATCATGCCCAGGCCGTTCGTGGCGGCGTCGACGACCTGCGTGCCGGTCAGGCGCTTCTTGAGCCCGTCGAAGCTGTTGGCATCGACCGCCACGTCGCCGTTGATGAACGAGTCCTGGTACTTGATCCGGGCGGCCTTGACCTTCATCCGGGTCTGGGTCGCCCGCTGGTCGTTCAGGTTGCCGCGGGTCTTGGCGATGAACGTGTCGACGTCGGCGTCGCCGCCCAGGATGACCAGCGACTCGGTCTTCTGGTTGACGGTGCCTGTCGACTCGCTGTACGCGGAGTTCACCGCCCGGAACTCGACGCCGGGCAGCGTGCCTTCCTCGTTGTAGGCATACGCGTTGCCTTCGATGGGCAGCAGCGGCAGCCGGTCGAGGACGGACGACTCGAGGATGAACGTCTCGACCACGCCGCGCTGCAGGTCGGTCTGTGACAGCTTCGCTGCCTCGACGAGCGTCAGGGCACCGAGCGCCACGCCAGCTGCGCCGGCGAGCCAGTAGCCGATCAGCGCGAGCAGCAGGCTGAGGGCGATCGAGAAGAGAAGAGGATGGGCGTCGCGCTGTGCGCGGGCCCGATCAGCAAGTGTGAGGATCATCGTCCTGGGTTGTCCTTTCTCCCCGCCGAGCGCCCGGCAGGGGATCTATCTGGATGCTTCGTAAGCCCGGCGCAGCCGATCCGCGCCCGGCGCCACAGGGGCGGCGTTGCTGCCGCCTTCCGCGCCACCCCACGAGCCACCCGGCCCAGCGGGCGTCGGGGTCTGCTGCTTGCCAAAGAGAGCTGCGTACTCGGGGTCCTTCTTCAACGCTTCCACGGCCTCCGTCAGCCCCTCGACGCGGCGGGTCTCGGTGTCGACCTTGAGCGCCCGCAGTTCGGGCGCCGCCTTCGCCAGGGCGAGCAGCTTGTCGCTCGTGATGCCGGCCCCTCGGAGGGCTCCTTCGACGACGAGGTCTCGGCCCCATTCCTGCCAACGCGCCCGCTCTTCAGCGGCAGATTCGCGTCGTGCCTGGGTGAGGGCCTTCTCGTGGTCGGTCTGCTGCCCCGCCTGCAGCTCCTGGAGCTGCTGCTCTGCAGCCTTGGCGCGGTCTTCCGCTTCCTTCGCCAGGCGTCGCGCCTCGCGGAGAACGGCTTTGCCGGGCTCTCCGAGGGCCTCCTCGCCCGTCGCGGGCTGGGTGGCCGGTGCGGGCGACGTGCCCGCTCCTGCGGCCGGCGTCGCGCCGGCGGCAGTTCCCGTAGCGGCTGGTGTCGGCGTCGCGCCGGACCCGGGCGTCGCACCCGTGCCGCCACCGCCACCGCCTTCGCCCTCAAAAAAGCTGAGAGGCCAGAACGGGAGCGGTATCAGGTTTCGCAGCATTATGCGCCTCCTTGCAACTGGAATGTCAAGCCGGCTGGCTCATTGGTCCCGTGCCGGGTGCGGCCGGCGGTAGCGGGTTGTCAGGGACGTCGGCCAATGGACCGCCGGAGATCGTCCGGGCGATTGAGCGCGCGGCCATCTCCGGACCGGCCAGCTCTGTCAGCCTCTTCGCCTCGTCATCGAGCATCCGTCGCCAGCGCTCGATGTCTTCGGGCGACGCCGGCAACAGCTCCCACGTCGCCTCGAGGGGCAGCCCCAGCATCTGGCGCAGCTTGCCGAGGGCATCGACGTGCTGCGACTCGGTCCGCCGTTCCGGGTCCTCCCAGATAACCTGGCCGCCGTCGCGCATCGCCTGGGCTCGCTGCTCGTCACCGCCCAGCCGCAGTGCCAGGCGCATAATCTGGCGCCAGGCAGCGCCCTTGTCGCGACCGTGGGCGCGGACCTTGTCGACGAGCGGCGCTTCCGAGGCCGTAATGCTCTCGCCCGACGGCGGGACGCTGCTCGGCATGTTGAGCAGGAAGTGGTACGGCGTGAACGTGTCGGTCGCGATGTCAGCCCGGATCTGATCAAGCTCCTTGACGTAGTTGTCGAGCGTCGCGACGGTGAACTGGCCGAAGCGAGCCGCCTCCTCGGGCGTCGTGATCCACCGCGTCTGGCCGGTGCGCGTGGCAGGCGGCGGGGCCGGCTCGATCGGCTCGCCGGTCACCTCGTCGACGGCAATCTCGTCTTCCTCCGGCTCGACGCCGGTACCCCAACGCTGTGGGTAGGCCATCTCGTGCGACGTGACCGCCATATCCATCAGCGTCTTGTTGTAGTGGTCGATCCGCGATAGCACGGGCTCGTGCTCGGCTTCAGGCGAGCCATTGAGTCGCGGGTCGTTGGGCAGCACGACGATTGGCACCTCGCCCAGCGGGTTCACCATGCGCCCCGGCTGACCCGGTCGCTCGCGTAGCTCCCAGCGGGCGGGCTCGGTCGCGGCCACCAGGCGGTTGAGCCACCAGTCCATCTGGCTCGGCTCGCGATCGCGCCAGTGCTCGATGCGGTCAGGCAGGTACAGGATGTAGAACCGGCGCGCGCTATCGAGGTCCCACCACGACTTGAGCGCGGCCTGGCGGAGGCGGCGGTCGCCCGGTGCGTGCCAAACGATGACCTGCGCCGGATCCTGGGGCGTGATGATCGGGGTCGAGGGATCCGCGGGATTGGGCTCGACGAGTACCGGGCACTCGCCCTTGACGAGCGCCTCGACGTGCGCCTTGGACGATTCAGAGTGCATCTCGTTGGCGCGCCAGATCCGCGCTGCCTCGGCGTCCGCGCCGGTCTCGCCCGAGAAGCGGAAGCCGAGCACGTTCAGCCGTTGGGCGGCGGCATTCACGATCAACTTGGAATGATTGGCGTGGAGGTAGTTCGGGAACATTTTGGAGACCTCCGACTCGCGCCACGCCTGACCGGCAAGCTTGCTGAGGTCCTGCGTTCCGCGGTAGTAGTGCTCCAGGCGAGTGAAGCGGCCCTGGCGGGCGTGCAGTGCCGTCGTCAGGCGCTCGAGCCACCACTCCGACGAGCCGGCCGGATGGCGGGAACCACCACCACGAACGGCGGGCAGGGTCATCGCGGCCTCCCGGCCAGCACACGCGGCGGCTTGCGCGTCATCACTCGCGAACGTGCCTGGGGAGCGGTGAGCGCACGGTGGACCGCGAGCATCACGGCGCGTGCCGCCGGGATCCGCTGGCCCTCATCCGAGTCGATCGTCCAGCCTCGCGTGACCTCGTTGGCCACGACCCAGCCCATCTGGCGCGCGAGCTCGGGATCGCCGTCGTGCACGAGCTTGCCGTTGACCGCCGCCTCCTTGAGCGCCTCCGCGGCCAGCGCCATGCGCTGCGGGCTCGGCGGAATGTCGATCAGCGCGAGGCCCTCGCTGCGCAGCACGCTCGCCGAGCGTTCGAAGAACGTGCCGTGATAGCCGATCTCGGGGCCGGCCGCCGGCACCAGCCGCTCATGCCCCCGGCGGGTCGTGCGCTTGGGCACCATGACGTGCGCCGGATATGCCTCGTGCAGCTGGCGCAGATGGCCTTCGAGCTCCTCGAGGTCGAGGTACTCGCCTTCGCCTTCGCCGCCTTCCGTCTGCTGCTGCGGGAAGTGGTCGACATGGGCCACGACCTGGTCGCCCTGCAGCTGCGCGAGGGCCACGGCCGCGGTGCGATGGTCGTGATCGATCACGACGTCCGCGAAGACCGGTCGCGCAGGGTCGAGGGCGACGGGGCCGCCGCGCTCCGACCAGAGCGCCTCGGGCATCCAGCGCCGGGCCGAGCCGGAGCTGGGCAGGTTCCAGAAGAGCCGCTTCATGCGGTCCCAATCCGCGGTCGGCGAGAGCGCGTCGTCGACGATGCGGCCGAGGTTTACCCAGGTGGCATCGGCGTAGACGTCGCGCAGGCTGGCGATCAGCTGCTCGCGTGTCCAATCGCGCTGCGGCTCCTTCGCCGGCCGCCGGGCGTAGCGCAGCGCCCCTGGCTCGTCGACGTCGAAGCGCTCGGCGACCGAGTCGGCGCCCTTGACGTAGGCGTTGCCGGTGAAGACGGCGCGGCCGTCCATCTTCGTCAGGTTGCCCAGGATCGTGTCGACGAGCTTGTGCCCGCCGTTGCCGGCGGTCCACAGCTGCGGCTCGTCGAGCGTCGCCTTCGTGATCCGCTGCCCTTCGCGTGAGCCGGCGGAGGCCGTGACGAACTCGAGCAGCGCCTCGGGCACGTCCATCAGGTACATCCGCGTCCGACCGAGGTCGATCCGCAGCTCGTCGGCCGCGCGGCCGCCGCTGGCGGCGAGCATCCCGTACAGCGCGCCCCAGGTGTTCTTCGTCTGGCCCTCGCTGACGGCCGCGATCTGGATCCACGGCGGCGGACGCATGCCCGTGCCCCACGGCACCCCGACCGGCTGGCCATCTGCGTCCCAGCCGTCGAAGCAGACGGGTCCGCGGAAGTCGACGATGTCCAGCGACGCCGCGAACGGCGACTTCCCGAAGCCCTTGGCCTCCTCGAGGTTCAGCCGGCGGTCGTGGACGTAGCGGCCGGTCTGCGGATCGAGCCGGAACCACTCGAGCACGCGCTTCGCCTGCTCGACGGTGTAGACGAGCGGCTGCTTTTCGTCGGCCGGAGAGGGCAGATAAGCGTAGGTCCAGTCCAGGACGAGCCATCCGAGCGTCGGGAAAGGCCTTTCGGGCGTCGCACGCCACCCACGAGGCCTGAATCGGGCGGATCGGGCCGTCGAGGGGCTCGGAGGGGCCATGACGAGCGTCATTTGCTGCTCACCAGGCGCAATCCGTCATACGGACTGGCCGAAGAGCCCTTCGAAGAGCGGCCAGGGGGCCTGGTGGACGCTGAATCGGCTCCTTCCGGTCTAACCCAGCGCCGATCCTGCTGTCCCTTGGGCGTGATGCCGTAGTTGTCCATCAGCTGGCGCAACTCGGCCGCGGGATTCGGGCGCAGGACGTGCACGATGGCGTCGCCGACCTCCTTGGCGACGTAGGGGTCCTCGAAGAACTGCTCGCACAGGTCGTAGAGCTGCGCCACGCGCCGAAGACCGGGCAGATCGTCGGGCGTCCAGTGCGCGGCGAACCACGCGCCCATCCAGGTCGCCCAGGCGGTGCGTGCCGCGTTGCCGAGGCTCTCAGGTGGCTCAGGCGGCGGGCCATGCTGCCAGCCGATGCCTGGTGTCGGCTTCCACTCGCCACGCCCAGGCGCAGCCCGCCGCCGGCGGCTGTCGGGGTTCTTCGGGGTGCGCCCTACGCCCGGCATGGCTGGCGCTCCCAGATTCGTACAGAATGCGAGAGGGCTGCGGGTTGGTGATTACCACCGATCACGATTTTTGGTCCACCCCCACACCCCGGGTCGGTCATCGCGCGGCTCGCGATCGACGACTCGGCGAGTCGGCCCATCGCTTGCGCGTGTTGCAGCCGCGACACAACACCTGCGTCGGACCCAGCAAGGCACCGCCGTTGGCGAGCGATGTCACGTGATCCACCGTCAGGTCGCTGCTCGCGTGGCCCGCACGTCCGAAGCCAGGGCACCAGTCCCCGTGACGGCCCCGCCAGTCGGCAAGCACCTGCGTCCGCAGCTCCCGCCAGTCGCTGCGGTCGTAGGCCGGGTTGTGCGCCGCTCGCTGCAAACCCCGGTTGCAGTCCAGGCAGCGCGAGCCGTTCAGCGTCGGGACACCGCAGCGCAGACACGGACGCGGCCCCGCCATTCACTTCTCGGTCCCGAGCTGCTGGCTGCCGACCACCGCCGGCGCCCAGCAGCCGGGACCCTCGCCCACGAGGGAGGGCCTCGGGCCGGGGACCCCTCCGCCGACGGGGGACCCCTCCCGGCGCAGGGGAGCCGTCCCGGCCTCGGGCATGGCGCCGCGCGGGGGGCCCTGCCGCGGAGGGGGTCCTGCCTGGGGCATACCCATCAGCTCACTCAACGGAGCCTGCCTGTGTGGTGTCCACGGCGACCGGGCCATGCGGCATCAGCGGCGCGACGTGCGGCGTGTCACCCGCGGTGGCCAGCTCGGGCAACGGCAGGCGTGGGGCGACGATGACCGAGAGCCGGTCGACCATCTTCTCGATGTGATCGCGGAAGACTTCCCAGGTCGCGTCGTAGGTGCCCTGGCCGACGTGCCGGATCCACGCGCCGAGTCGGATGACGTCGGTCGCGTCGCGGTGCAGGACGTGGAGCATCTCGTGCGCGATGGTCTGACGCTGCTCCTCGGGCGTCTCGATCCAGAACGACGGGCCCAGCCAGAGCTCGGCCATCATCCGGCCGTCTACCGGCTGGATCATCGCCGTCGCCTCTTCGCGCCCTGGCGGCGGACCGTCGCGCAGCACGATCTTGTAGGCCTGCAGGTTCAGCGCATCGCGGACCTGGGCGATGTACTCCGTCAGCGCCTCGCGCCGCTCCTCGTCCAGCGTCGTCACGGCGCGCGCTGACCGGGCGTGGCGGGGGCGGCAGACGCCGCTTCAGCGCCTTGCTGGATGGCACGCTCCGCTGCGCGCGCGCCGCCGACGCTCGACTCCCTGGAGAAGATGAAGCCCAGCACGATGCCGAGCACTGTGGTCACGAGGGCGAGCTTGGCCGTGCCCTCGACGCCCGGTGTATCCAGGAGCAGCAGCACAAATGAACCGATCAGGCAGAGCAGCCCGATGCCATACGTGTAATGTAAACGGATGGTATCGGTACTCACGTGCTCATCACCCGCCAATCGTTTACAATGCTCGTATGGCAAGACCGACGGGCCCGCTCGCTCCGCGCTTCTGGAGCAAAGTCATCAAAGGAGAGGGCTGTTGGGAATGGCAGGCGTCCCTCGGGACACACGGCTACGGTCAGATCACCGTCGATGGTCGGCCCGTCCATGCACACCGCGTCGCCTGGTTCCTGACGCACGGCGAGTGGCCGCCCAAGGGGCTTCACTGCTGCCATCGCTGCGACAACCGACGGTGCGTCCGTCCCGACCACCTGTTCCTGGGCACGCACGCCGACAACCTGGGCGACATGCGGCAGAAAGGTCGCTCGGCCAAGCGTCTCTCTGAGAGTGCCGTGCTCGCGATGTACCAGATGCGTCACCGCTCGACCGCCGAGATCGCCAAGCTCTTCGGCGTCCACGAAACGGCGGTCAAGGACGTCCTGAGCGGGAAGACATGGCGGCATCTCTACGTGCCTCCCGTCATCAAAGGCGTCACGCTCCAAGAAGCTGCGCGCCGGCTCGGAGTCACGCGTAGTGGCCTCGGGGTGCAGGCGCACCGTGGCGTTCTCAAGACGTTCCGTGACCGCAGTTCGATCTACGTCAGGGAGGAAGAGATCGAGCGCTACAGACGCGAGCATTTGGGCCGTCGCTCCCGGCGCAAGCCTGATGGTATCGGTGCTCACTTGGCCTCCTCGTCGCAGCAGCCGCCGCCGAGCGGCCGAGTGGTCTCAGCTGGCCCCTGGCGGTCATCGGTCGCCTCGTCGAGCGCCACGCTGCCCTCCGGGTAGGCGCTATCCGGTAGGGGTGGCAACGCCTCGCCGGGCACCGACTCGAGCTCCTTCATGCGACGAACATCCGGCGGATACGCTCCGCTGCCGCCTCGATGGCCGCTGCCTCGTGCGCAGCCGCCGCGCCGCTCTCGGACAGCGCGATTACCTGTTTGCGCAGAGCCCCGACTTCGCCTGCCAGCGCCTCGCTGCGGGCGCGCCACTCGTCACGCTCGGCACGCATGGCCGCCAGGGC